GGTTTGTAAACGTACCGAGTTGGGTTTTTTTCGCGTGATTCTTGTTCACGATTTGGGCGGTTATTAGCCATTTTGAGCCTCCAATTTTAAAATTTCCTGAGCATACTGTTTGTGGGATAAGCCATACTTCTCTGCAAGACGAGCTTGCGTAGCGGTTAGCTTAATTACTTTCTTGGCACCCGATGAACGGGTGGCAGGAGCCACAACATTCGCAGGTTTTTTAGTCGGCTCAGCCTTAACCGGTTCGGCGCTCTTTCCGTCATTAAAGACTTCTGGAAACACCTGTTTTAAGCGACCGTCGACACGATCGAAGTATTCGTCTGAGCGGGGATCTACCCCGGTAGCAACTAGTTTTTGGTGCAGCCCTAGTGCAAAGGCCGTCATTTCTTCGTATCCCGGAGTTCCAAACCACTGGTTTTTTGCTTGCCAGCGCAAGGTTTTTTCATCAAGTTTGGGGGCTTCGGGAGCCGTTTGATATGTTTGTACTGCATTTTCTGAATTTTGTAAAGAGGTTGGCTTAAAGTTTTTTGCACTTTCAAGTTTCATCTTTGCATCTGTCAGATTTTCTTGCGCTTCAAGCATGGCATCAGAGTCGTAAGACTCTTGTGCTTCTTTGTACTTGCGTCGTGCCATTTCCATTTCTGCTTCAGCTTTAGCCTGTAGCGTTTCTTGGTATGTCGTTTCGCCAGTCTTTACATACTCTTTGAGCCTGCGGTTCTCATCCAAGATCTGTTGCGTCATGCGCTCAAGCTCTTGTTTCTCCCGTAGGGCTTCTTCCTTAGCTCGTCTCTCATCGTGACGTGCGTGGGTTAATTCCTTGATCCGTGCCTGTGCTCCCTTGGTATACGTCTCAATTTCCTCGTCCGTTGGGTCATCTACCTCACGGTCTAGGGGCTTGGCTCTGCGGTCAATTTCGGGGGTATCGTCTTCAATCTCAATGTCCACATCGGACTCATCCGACAGGTCAATATCAATTTCGGTAGTGTCTTGCGCCTTTTCCTCAGTTTCATGGGGAAACTTAAATTCGTCATTATCTGGCATATTTTTCTCCTGTTAAACGCGGGAAATACCGCGTGGGTCTTCGACTGTTGCTTCTACTTGATCGTCATTAATCAAGCGGAACTCTTTGCCGTGGATTTTGATCCGTGTCCCGGTATACGGACGGGTAATAACAAAGTCACCCTCCTTACACCAAGGTCCTTCTGGGAACTTCTCTGGATCATATGCGGTGGGTCCGATTTTGATGACAAACAGGACGGGGGAGGTTAACTCCTCGACTTGCTTGGTCGCATCGGCTTTTACAAGACCACTTTCATAAGTATCGTCAGGGTCAATCAAAGCACACAGCATCCGCCAGCCTTTTGGCTCTGGTAGCGCTTTTGCCTTAACTTCTGCTGATTCGTACTCTGAATCCACTTCTGGGGCTTTTACACCCGGCGGCAGGATTAATTCTTTCTCCGGAACTGCTATAGCTTCACTCATCGTTAGCCTTCTCTATGTTGTCAGCGAGGTCAATTAAATGCCGCTCTGCGTAGGCTAGACCTCGGATCACCCCGCAAAGTTCCTTGTAAGACGCATGGTCAATGCACTGCCCACTAGCCATGTCGTCCGTAAAGTTGTTCATGTCCGAGCGAATTTTCTCTCTTAACGCTTGGGCAAAACTCATTGTTTCTAATTGCATTTATTACTCCTTCGTTGGTTTCCTACGTGTTTCAAGCTCTTTTTCTGTAAGGCGTAGCCCTCTGTTTTTAGCGTCCTCAAGGACTTTAATCTGCGCATTCATGCCAGCAATCCGCTCGTTCGAGGCAATCTGCTCTTCTTTAATGCGTAGCTCATCTGCCTTAGCTGCGGCGTCTGTCATTAGCTTCTTCTCCTTGAGCTCGGTCTCTTTGTTCTTGCGTTGCTGGTCTTGCATCTGCAACTGGAGGACTGGGTCTTGAGCGTTCTGTGCAGCTTGTTGCTGAGCAACCATGGCTTGGGATTCAGACAGCACTTGTGGTGCGGCTTCTGCCATCATGCGGCTAAGCTCTTTCTCCATATCCTCTGGTATCTCATCGCCCTCATCAGGTAAGGTAAAGCCAAGAGCCATCTGCATCTTATTGCGATAGGCATACCCAACGTGCTCGGCAATGTGTGCCTGCATGGATCCTTGAATAACCGCTGCTTGTGGGTTCTGCCCAATAAGTTGCTGAACAACGGGGTCGTTCATGGCAGAGGTGTGTACCTTGATGTGTGCCTCGTGATCTTGGTACGAGAAAGCTTTTAAGGGTTTACCCTTAAGCGCATTTTGATTTTCTGTTATTGGGTCGGTCGGTTTCTGGTCTTCTTCCAACGGCACCAATTTATTCGCATGCTTAATACCCAGCACTTCCAGCATCTGACGATGTAAAACCGGCAGATTGTAAATCTGTGGAGCCATCTGCGCCAACTGAATGACAGCTTGGTACTGAACGACTCTTTGGGAAAGGGTAGCCGCATTTGGGTCTGAGACGGGAAGCACTTCAACATTGCTATAGTCCGCCTTCTTAGCACGCGCTGTTCCGTCTTCTGGCTCGTAGGTGTATTCGTCATCTGTGTAGTCCCTGATAATCGCAGCCAAGAGCTGCAATTCTTGCTTCATCGAATAGTGTACACGGGCTTGGACAGCCGACATCACTTTTAACGTCCGCTCCAGAATCGCCAAGGTTGTACCAACTGGCGCCTGATTGGACATGTCTGCTACCTTCATATCCGAAGTAGCCGCAAAGCGTCTGCCTTCTTCTACGATCTTGTCCATTAACCCCGACAGAACCATCGAAGGCTCTTTATACGGCAAGGGCAGGATGTTATCCCGAATATTGCCACTACCCAAATCTACGTCACGGAACTCTCCCGGACTAATCGGCGTGTCATCGCCCTTGATGCGTAGTCCTCTGGCTTTTAGACCACCGGGCAGGTTTGATAGGGTTCCTGCGTCAACCAACTGCCTCATGATGGAGGTAGCGCTCTTTGCATACCCACCGATCAAGTGGAACAAACCAAAGCCATACGCCCCATATCCAGGGATGTACTGGTAGTGCACGAAGTGGTGACGCTTTAACTTCAGTGGGTCTTCTTCTTTCCAATTACGGCGAATCGCTAAGACCTCGTCCGTGCCACGAATCATCGTTACGACATATGGCAGAGCAATACCTGTAGGCTCGCCATCTTTGTTTTTATCTTCAAAACCTTCAATATCCAAGTCAACGTGCGACTCATAAATCTCAAAGCGGTCGTCGTAGGATGCCGAGAACCCAGTCTCTTTGTCCTTGCGTTCTTGAATATCACTTGTGAACCGGCTAGGCTCGCCTAGCTCAACGTCCCGATAAAACCCTGCATTCATGAGCTTTAACAGGTCGTTCTTGTTCTTGCGCATTACGTGGGTAATGCGGTGGCAGGTGTTAATTTCGGAGACGCCGTATGGCAGGATCACATCTTCTGCTGGGATAAATATGGATACTTGGCGCTCTAGGCTTGGGTCGTAGTACACCTTCTTAAACGCCGAACCAGCACTTGGCAGGTTCCACAACATCTTCTCGTGTTCAGGGCGATACTCAGGCATTTTCTCCGTTAGCTGGTAGTTCATGTCCTCTTCAACACGAGTCGCCGCTTCTTTTTTCTCTGGCGTTTCTTTACCAACGATCTGTGTACGTACGGGGCCCCTTGCCGGAAAAGTCTCCATGATGGTGTCTGACTGGAACCGCACCACCGCTTCTGTAATCATCGGATGAAACACACCGCATGCGCCGTCCCATGGCTCTGTTCTTTCCTCGAACTTCAAGCCCAATAACGTAATACCGTCCTTATACATCTGCTCCCAGTCTTTGCGGGAGGCTAGGTCGTTACTAATATCTTCTGCTAAATCACCGGCGATGCTCTGGATCACACCTTCTGGCAGAACATCAGCTAAGTTCTCATTAAAGTCTTCATCATCTTCGCCTTGACGCATCTCGATCTCAAGACCATCCATTTCAATTTTTACAGCTTCTGGATCCTCAATCTCGATCTCAATATCGGGTTCTTGATCTAACGCAGCTAAGCCCTCTGGGGCTGCGTATAAACTTTTCTCTATGCTCATGCTATTTTTTCCTTAGTGCTAAATTTGTTTTCGGGTTGTACTTAAACGCACTTCTCGGACTGCCGGTGCGCTTAGAAGCGCGATCTAGTGCTCGCTCTTCCGCTGTCATGTTATTACGTTCTTTGCCTTTATCTGTGTAATTACCTTTACTATCTAACATACCACGGGCAGTTAACACAGCACGTGCGGCAGCTTCTGGATCTCTAGGTGGGCTTTTTTGCGTACGCATCTGCTCTGTTAGTCGTTCTAACAAAACCCCTTTGCCCATAAATTTCTGCGTAGCCATTATCTCTCCTAGTAATACGCCGCTTTTCTGCGGTATTTATACAAAAGATCGTCGTCTCTCTCGTCTGTCTCAAGGCTAATAAACCCACCTTGTCTATAACGTAAGAGTGCCTGGGTTGTAGTATCCACGAAGTCATCATGTTCGCCAACTGGAAACGATGCAATTTCTTCAATCACTTCACGTGCCCAGCGAGTATCTGGCGCCCACACTTTGCCACTCGTAAACAAATCAGCAACCGCATTCAAACGCACCATTTTATCGTTACCCCGTGATGGGCTGAACTCTTGTACTGGTATGCCAATGCGACGTAGCTCTTGAATTAATGGACCCCCCGCGGCTTTCTTTTCCACGATAAACGCATCTGGGTTCCACTCTTTGTAGTGCTTGAGTGCCGTAGCCTTTAGTTCTGGGAAGGTCATACGCTCTTTAAAAGCGTCAAGCAGGATCAGGTTCGGGTTGCCTTTATCCTCGTTGTTGTACCAAACACCCCATGTTGTACACGCACTGTAGTCGCTAGATGTCTTTACCTCGTGTGCCGTATCCCAAGACTGAATCACGTAGTCACATACGGGTGGATCTTCTCCCTCCCAGATCTGCCAGTCTTTTCTTGACACCAACGCCGCCATATCCGAGGTGGGGTTTTGCATATACTGCGCATTCCAAAACCGTGGGTCGATACTGGCTTTCGTATTTTTTAGGGCGTCTAAGCTCCACTGCGCAGGCCAAAGCGATTTCTCGTTATCTGTGCCTTCGTCCATGATGGCTGGCAACTCTACCAATTCCCAAGGTATGGTGTCTGGGTTTTTAATCTGGTAGTCCAGTAAGCGCCCGGTGAGATCTAACATCGACCACCGAGTCATAATCACAATAATGGCACCCCCTGGCATGAGACGCTGTAGCGGTCCGGTTTGAAACCAAGACCACGCACTATCAAACGCCAAGCGGCTATTCGCCTTCATATCTTGTTCAGAATGTGGGTCGTCAATAACAAATAGGTCAGCACCACGACCTGCCAGAGCGCCGCCGACACCAGCAGCGTAATACTGACCGCCAGCACCAGTAGACCATTTCCCTGCCGCTTTCTGGTCGTCTGCCACCACGGTGTTTGGGAAGACTTCTTTATATTCTTCGGATTCAATTAAGTTCCTCACTCGTCGACCAAAATCCTCCGAGAGAGACGCGGTGTGGGTGCCCATGATGATTTTCTTTTCTGGGTATTTACCCAAAAAGTACGCTGGGAACAGGTAGCTAGAGAACTCCGACTTACCCATACGGGGTGCGATATTGATAATCACCCGTTTCTTTTTACCGTCTACGACGTTTTGGAATATTTTGGCTAGTTTTTTGTGATGGGGTCCCACTTTGAACCCCGGATATACACGTTTTGCAAACGCAATCGGATTGGTTTGCGCCTTTTTAAGTCTGTGCCTATGTTCTTTTTGCGTTAACTCGTCTAAAAAGACAAGTTTCTCGTATTTGTTCATGTACTTGAGCGCTTTTTGCGCTGCAATTGCTTCTTCTGGGGTCATGAACTCGTAGTTCATTCTTTTTCCTCGACATCGACGATGTCAACAGCGCCCATATAGCGCCCCAGTTTCTCTTTGATGCGAGCATCTAGCTCTTCATCGCTTATTTCTTCATTTTTTACAGTAACTCTGTCTGTAAACAACGCCACTTCTGTGACCTTGCCCAGCATCTCCAGTGCTTTTAAGCGTATCCGGGCGTCTGGGTGATGGATTTCTTTAACGATATGGCTAACTGCCATACTTCTTAGCTCTTCAGCCTGCTCGATAAACTTCCACTGGTAGGCTGTCACCATTCCAACGGCTGACTTTATCTCGTGGGGTAGGTCAAGTTGTAAAAGTTTTTGCTTAGCTTGCGGGTCGGCGGTGACTAGGGCGTTAAACGCACTGGTAGTTTTTTCTTCTTGGGCTTCAGTCAGTATCTCGTCGTCTTCTTCGGTAAGACTCTTTAGCCACTGGCTGGTTTTGTGCTGTGCGGAGAGGGTCTGCGCTGGGGTTGCTTCGTCTAAAGACGTGAAAGCCGCCGGATCTTGTATAAGATCTGGGATGAAGTCTGCTGCCTTTGCTGTTACCAAATGCTCCAAAAACATCGTGTGTCTAATCTCCTTTGGTTGCGTGGGAAAACACGGGGTACTGCTGACACGGTTACACGGAGTGTAACCGGTTTTTCTTTGTTGTGTAAAGTTTTTTATGTATACTCCCATTACCGCAGTTTTTTCCTTCGTTTGGGCTGCGGTTCCTCGTGGGTTCACACTCACCTTGCGCCCCCAGCAAAGTCTGGGGGTTTTTTTTTCTGTATACTGACTTTGCTCTTCACGTGAGCACGGGGGTGGTGGCGTTTTAGCTTCACATACTTGGTGTCACTACCCCCACCTTTGATATACTGACCTTGATCTGCCACGGGATCAGGGGGAAAGCGATACGGGTTGACGTGCACTCGGCGCCTATAGACGAAGGCGTTTTTCCAATCTGTATGTTTTGGCGTTAGTACCCCACCTATGTCTAAGATTTGACATGACTCCCTAATTTTTTTACAAAATTTGACATTTTTTTATTTTGCGGCTGAGGAACAGTGTTGCTGTGGTCTCGCTGCCGTCGCTGACATTACCCTTGGTGGGTATCGGGTGGGGTTTCGCCAACAGCATAATGAAGTTCTCCACAACAGGTTGTGGTATACTAGAGTTGTCAGGTAAGCAAATTACTTGATGTGATGCCGAGCCACCTTGCTCGGCTTTTTTATTGGAGTTGATTATGTTAGTTAAACAGCAAGCCGTTGTGCAGAACTTCTGCACAAAGTTAGAAGGGTTCATCAAACAGGGCTACGAGTTACGCAAGGCTCTGCAAGCCGTTATGCCTGTCTACAATCAGGCTACTACTGAGCAACAGATTGAGATGAGGGACAAGGTTGCTGAGTTGATTGGTAGGCTCAAAGGGGTCAAGCCCAAACGATTGGAGAAAGGTGCATACAAGGGCTATCTCGGCTTTGATGCACATGGCTCTGATGCGGAGAATCAGGCTCGCACTATGTTGCAGTATTACTTCCCAATCAAGATTGTTCCGAAAGGCAAGAAAGGTTCTCCGCAACCCGTTGCGAAACAGGTTGATGAAGTTACCGAGTTGCTCAAGAAGTTGTATAGCCTGAGTAAGAAAGAGCAAGAACGCTTTCACCTTGCTTATTCAAACGACAGAAAGGCTCGTGCGAAGTAATTGTGCAGAAGTTCTGCACAACAAATTTGACAGAAATTACAGGGCAAGCCGAGCGGGGGAGGTCGCAAGGCGGTTCTGTTTTCTGTCAAACCTATTGCAGTAAACCACAAAAGGAGAATCAAATGGCACAACCATTAACCCTTGAGGGCGAGGAATACGAAGCCCTTATCGCTGTTATGAAGTATGTTTTAGAGAACGAGCGTAAGCACTATGAGGAATGCGAGGGTGATATAGACGCACTCCGCAATCACATATGGTGGAAGGCTCGCATCTTGTTGCACGCAGTAAATTCTTAATCAACCAACGAAAGGGCTAACCATGTTATCCAAACAGCATTGTGCATTACTCAAGTCAGTAAAGACTGTGCAGGTTGTTGCACAGAAACCCAAAGTAGTAGAAGCACCCAAGCCCATATCCATGGGCGAAGCCTTTAAGCAGTTCAGCGTTACCGAGTATCAACGCAGTAAATTCAACTAACC